AACAACTCTTTTTCTGTTTCTTAATCGCCTAAAGTCAAACCAGCGTTTTAGTCTTTTGCGTGTGCGAAACATTGCCAAGTTCTCCCAAAGTCTGATGACCTCCAGGCCTGCGGGCTGCCACAAACCGAACATTTTCTCTCAAACAAGTTCTTTCTTCTGGCTGCTCCGGGCTTTTTTGCGAACAAATCTTCGGCCTCCCCCCGGCTGCGTTTCCATTTTTTATATTCTTCTTCTTGCTTTTTTTGTTTCTCTGTCTTGCTGCTCATGCTATTCTGTACCTCTGCCTGAATTGTTCGGGTAGACCGTAGCCACGTTTTGTAAAACAGCGTGGTTCACAATATATAGTCATCACGAAAGAAAGCAGACGAGCGGGCAACCCCGAACAACTCGTCTGTTTTTTTATCCCGTACATTCGCCTTCATCCTTTTGGCAGAAATAGCCCTCCTCATCAAAGATCCAATCTTGCTGCCGTGTTGCAAAGTCTACGAACTGCTTCATATCTCTGCCATGCCTGAAGGTTGAACCCATTTCTTGTTCCATCTTTACCCACCATTCAGCACGCTCTGGGTGCTGCTTCGCCATGCTGGCAAGAATATGTTCGCTTTTTAGAAAACAAAAGTCACAGTTTCCTTTGGGTGTAACCCCGTTAGCCGAGTTTAGATTCAGGTTAAAGTCTTGTTTATCCCAAAAACTCACCACATCTTCTTTAAAAATGTTCGCCTCGAGCAGCGGATACCAATAGCTCCACCTGTCTTTGCTGTCAGCCTTAGCTCTTTTTGACTCATCAGCACGAATACCGACTGCCGCCGTCCACTTTTTCCAACCGAGCCCCTTAGTTAAATACCGTTTCATTGGGAGTATTTTTAGCTCTGTGGTGCAAAATCTTGCGGCTATGTTCGGTAAATACTTACGCCTTCTAACCAAAACCTCGAACGGCTCACCGATACGAGACGCTGAATTGTCGCTAACTGTCTTATATGTAGCCCGATTATCGACCACATCATACTCCACCCAGGTTATCTTTATGCCCCAGCGCTGCTGGCATTCCCGAACAAATTCCAAAGTTTCAGGCATTTCCCTCCCGGTGTTGGCGAACAACACCTGAACTCTGTCAGGCAAATCGCCGTTTGCCTCCAGTATCTGGTGCAGCATATAGGCCGATGTTCTGCCACCTGAAAAAGATATCTGTATGTTACCATCAGGCAGGCTGTAGATGCTCATGGTTGGCTTATCTCGCCACCTAAAGCCGCATAGCCAGCTATATCAACCCAAGTATCATCTTGCTTCATATCATTTGTAAGCCGTGCCAATTTCAGGCCAATCATGCAAGCACAAACTTGTTCGGGTGTAATCTCCCGGTCTAAGATAACGCCCCATATATCAGCTATTCTCTGGTGATTTAACCGTGCGTCTCCATAATCTGAAGCTCGCTGCCCGCTAATAAGTTCGCCCGCTTTTTCCAAAAAATAAGCCCGATTCATACTATCGTAAGACATTATACATTATCCCTCGCTGTAACTGCTTCATACTCACCCCGACTCATCACACCATTTGTTGTGCCAAGCCACTTGCGCCCACCTGTTGTGGTAAACGAATACTTCTCTATACGCCGCTCTGACAACAATTCCCGAACAATTTGGTCAGCAATATACTGGCTAATGTTTTGAAGAATAGCAGGAGCATCTGAATCCGTTAATCTCTCAATGATACTATCAGCACCACCACGCTGACACAGAGCCCGACCATTTGCTTCGCAATCCTGAATCCATCTGAACATTGCATCTTTACGCATCTGTGATTGATTGCTTTGATTAAGATTGTTAATTTGTTCGGTTCTATCTTGTAGCAATCCTGTAAGTGTATCCCGAACAAAACTTCGTATATTGCGATCCGCAGGCCCGTTTGACTTCACAATCGCCCCGTCAAAACAACGATTACGTTGGTATTCTATACCCAAATCATGACAGCGGCCCCGAGCCGTTTTCTCATCTAACTGCCAAATGGCAAAAGCGCAACGCACACCGTCAACCAACGCCGATGTCCCCCGAATAAGATTACGAGCCTCTTCAGGCTTCGAGATAATTTTATCGCCCTGAACTTTAGTCATGTGGTGACATACAATGACTGCCGCCCCCGTTTCTGTCGCAACCCTAGATAACAAGCCAGTTAGAGCCGCACCAGCCGCAGGGTCAGCATTTACATCTGCGTGTACAAAAGATGCCAACGGATCAAATACAATGAGCTTCAGGTTATCGAGCTGTAAAATTTGTTCGTATATTTTCTTAAACTCGTCTGTCTCCGAATAATCACCCATATTGTCTCTTAGTATGGGAAACACACCACCGACATTGGGCAGCGGCACAACATGTAATTTGTTCGGGTAATCGAACCGTAGGCCTGCCTCATCCAAGCGCTCAATACGTCTATGCATCTCCGCTTCATCATCTTCTGCTGTAAATATAACAACATCACCGAACTCTTTTACCGTGCCTCCAAAAGCATTTTGCAATGGCCTGCCTGCGGCTACTTTCATAGCCAAGTCAAGGGTCATCATGCCTTTACCAGCATCTCCCGCCGCTGCAAATATTATTGGAACTCCGATAGGAAATGTGCCGTCAACCAAAAACTCTTGTACAGGCGCACTCCCTGTAAACCTAGAGATAAGCAGGCTGTCGTTGAGAAGATTGATTGTTCTGTGCGTATGGCCTGCACCATTTTCCACAAACTCACTAACATCAAACTCTTCATTTATTGCGTCAGCCGCATCCCATTTTGGTGGCTTGCCTGTTGGTGGTTGCAGTATCGTTACTGTGTTCGCATCTGCGTCTATGGCAACTTCCCGAACAATTTCAGCAAGCCGCCTGCCAGCATCATCATTATCAGGCCAAATAACTAAGTCTTTCCCCCTTAACGGCGTGAAATCAAACTTCTCCGCATTTTTACGAGTTAATGCCCCAGCCCCACCGAGGGTGCATGTTGCTGGAATGCCTGCATCAATTAATGCTTGGGCGCACTTTTCACCCTCCACCCATACAACACGCTGCTCATTTAAAATGTTCGGGATATTGTATAAAGGCCGAACTTCAGGTGCTTTTGGATATCTTACACCTGGAACCCAAGGCCTGAACTCTTTTTTACCGTCAATGTCATAACGGCGTACAGTTACCAATACTTCGCCGTCACGACTGATATAGTCCCATTGCCCGTTATGTTCGGTGTTTATATCAATGCGAACTTTTTCTGATTCAGCAGGCTCAACACCATTTGTGTAACTTTGAACGGGTATTGTGTTAAGATTTATACCCTTACTTGTTTTCCAATCAGGACTGTATACCACATTGTCTGTGAGATAAGACCCGAACATTTCTTTTATTTCAGGCAGGCGCATACCTCTTGCTGCCATCAGTATTTTAACAATGCCGCCGATTCCCTCGCCACCGTTAAAGTCTTGACCTCTCATGAAATGTGGGCTGTTTGGGTTAATATCAATCTTTAAACTCTCCCCAGCCTCACCAGCTAACGAGCCCAAAAGAAAATCAGTGCCTCTTATTTTTCCATTAGGATACGTCTGAATCAGGGTATCAACCTGTACAGAACGAGGAACTTCTCTGCTAATTTTTTCTACCAAATCATTCGCAGTACCAGATTTAGTATTGTCAAACCGTATCATACTCATTATATTGTACCTTGAGACTTATGTTTCCTTTTGTTCATTAGTTTCGTTTCACACCTAAAGGGGTCGCTTTCGAGCGGCCTCTTTTTCTATGCCCAACATGTTTTGTGAAACTCACAATATCTGCAAGTAAAGTAATCTGAATTAGCTGCAACTCGTGGCAACATCTCCCCCGCCTTTGTAGCTTGCAATATCTCTACCCCCCGATCACTTGTTTTCTGAGCCAGTTCTTTATTGAAAGGAATTAGCTCATAGTAAATCTCACTTGTATCTTTATTCATTACCGTAAACAAGGCAGGATTTTCTGTTAAATCCATGTAAGCTTGGTATAACGATACTTGTGCAGCATAAACAGGATTAGCATCAGCTACTCCTCTACGCACAAATTCGTTAAACTTTTTGCTGTTTGCGGACTTACACTCCCATAAAAACGGATAATCTATTGGAACTGGCCCAGAACATATAACACCGTCAATATGCCCCTTTATTTGCTCGTCAGCGACTGAGAAGCCAAATTGCTTACCTTGGGAGTCATGAGTCTTTAATTCAAAGCCAGCACGCCTTAAATAGCCAGCAATCATATCTTCTATGAAATGACCCATATCAAATATGCGTAACGTCCTGGCGGAGAACTCTTTCTCTTCATCCGGGGCAGCTTGCATATATCTGTACTGAATTTGTCTTGGGCAGGGGCTGCCAAGAGATGAGCCGCCAAGATACTTTCTTTTTGGCTGTTCATCATTATTTAGACATATAGCCTTATCAATCTCATAAGAGATTAGCTCTATAGCATTAGAAAGGTATGGGGTCGTTTGGGAAGTCTTCGGTGTCAGAACTGGTGATACTCTGTTCAAATTCAAGAAGCCCTTGCTCTGTAAACTCATCCCTAATCTCCTTCATTTTTTGAAAATAGGCGACCATCCCAAGAACTTCTTTTTCCTGTAAATCACACAGCCGTTTTTCCCATCCTATATTGCCAAATATTTTGGCTACATTTGATAATGTATCTTCTTCTATTGAACCATCGTTGATTCTGGAATTATTAGGTTCCATTGTTTAGCATCCTTAGATTTTATATTAGGATTTTTAAAAGAGACGTAATGTACATTGTTTCTGCCAGTTACAATTTGAGCCAAGCCCGATGTAAATGCATCCATGTAGTCTTCTGTTACGTCATCAATAAAATCACACATTGCGTCCATTAACTCTTCATTGTTTTCATGAGAGTCACCAACGCTCAAAAAACCATCTATCTTTTTATAAGATTTATTCTTCATAAAAAGAACTAAGTTTATCTCAACTCTCATTTTGTTCATTTACCTGTTTGATGCATAGCCCTATTTGCATTGCAATCTGTGGGACTATTGCGTTTCCTAATCCTTTAAGTCGGTCCACCCTTTTGGATACCCCATTAGCCACTCGACCCACGTTGGGTTCAGCTGCCCACCATTCTTCTGTTGGTTGTCTGTGTACTGCACTGCTACATCGAGTGTGTCCATGCTCACTTTGCCGTTCCGCGTCCTTCCCCCCAGATAACCGCCCTTGTGATCTCTTGTTGTCGGTGTAGGCCACATTTGCACTGTTTTTGACAACCCCGCTCCCTTCCCTGTTTTCGGATTTATCCCGCTCCGTTCTGTCGCTGTTGGCGTGGGCCACATTTTCACTTGGTCTGCTAAGTTTGCCCCGAACACTAAATTGCTCGACTTGCTTATTCTGCGCCCCCTCTCGTCCAATTGCCTCGGTCCACCCGTCCCGTCCGTTGTTCTCGGCGTAGCCCACAATCCAGATTCTATCTCTTCTGTGTGGGGCGTTGACGGCACAAGCTGGAACAATAAACGGTTGGCAGGAGTAGCCTTCGGTTTCCAAGTCAGAAAGCACTGTGTCGAGCCCCATGCTGATGTGTCCATAAACATTTTCGCAAACAATCCAATTTGGTCGTTTTGCTTCAATAATGCGGAATATTTCAGGCCAGATGTGGCGGTCATCTTCTTCGCCTCTTTGCTTCCCGGCGACACTAAATGGTTGGCACGGGTATCCTGCTGTGAGGATGTCGCAGTCTGGAACAAGTCCATCTGGGTCATTTGCTAACTCCTTTACGTCTCTAGCAATCTTAACATCAGGCCAATGTTTTGCCAGTATTTTGCGTGACCAAGGCTCAATATCGCAAAATAAAACAGGGTGAGATAATTCTGCCCAACCAAAACCAAGAGCAAAGCCCCCGATTCCAGAACACAAGTCTACATGTTTGAGCATAATGTTCTCCGTTGGTGAGGGGTGGCTTTACGGCACTCGTGCCACCCAAACGAGCCTAACACCATCTATGGATGCCGTTAGTATGCATTTTTTAAGGCGGGAAAGGCCAAGCTCCCCTAGTACACCTAGGCGCACTGTGAGGCCTTTCCCTAATCAATACCAGAACCTCCTTTAGGAGAACAAAGCATTGACTATTTAAGAGCCCAAGACGGAACCACCCCAGACGCTGTAGCTGGTGGGATTTGACCTTGATTGCCATTAGGCGCCGCAGGTGCAGCTGAGGCCACTGAGCCATTATTCATGGAGATATAATCTTTATCACCTGGAACCAAAGGAACAACCATTTTGTTCTTAGCAGGGTATCCGTTTTGCTCTGGCTCTATACCAACCAAGAAACAAAACTGTTGACCCTGCAAAACTTGAATACCAGCAATGTTGCGTTTTTGCTGGGCTTCATTAGACATGTCGTCTTTTTTCAAGTTATAGATACTATCGACCATACGTCTTAACGTGTTCAAGCCAATATTCCTTGCGACAGGAACGCCGTTATTATCTAGCTTCTCGCCATGAACAAATAAGTTGTGCCAAACACGCCTTTTATCGTGATTGCCCCCGATAATAGTAAACTCCATTGGGCAATACACAGCGCTACTAGACATAGACTTCTTGAACAACATGCCTTGACCAAACTCAGACATCTCTTCGTCACCGCCAAGAAGATTAATAATTGCAACAACAGATGTTTTGTCAGGAATAAGTTCCAGAGGCTTCTGTTCTTCGGCGGTTTCAATTTGATTTAAATTAAGCATTTTCTACATTCTCCACTTCATTAGTAGGTTTCACAAAGTTCATAGTGCGTTCGTTTTGAGGAACGCCATTGCTCATTTTTTCTAGAAGCTTGCCCAAATGTGGCTCTTCCAGAAGTTCTAGTCTGCCAGACCTATCTTTCGCTGGATAGCCCCATTGATTTAAAGTTTGGCAAACAAAAGCCCGATAAGGGTTGCCGTTATCATCTGACATCACAGCCATCGTAATAACTTCATCCACAATGCCAGGTAATTCACGGCTAGTTTTAGCGCCTTCAAGTTGAAGTTCAAAAGTCTCGCGCCCATAGTCATCTATTCTTTGGTCAAGAATACCGACAAACACAACATTCTTATCTCTAATATGCTGCAAATGAGATAGCCATCCCATCATTTCCCTGCCCTGCATACCGTAGGCCGCTCTGGTATCTAATTTGCCAGTTCGCTCTG